CCATAGAAAGAAGCGTTGTTAATCGACCAATCTGATTGATTTGTGGACAGCCGGAAATTGCCAACAGCATTAGCCACCACGACAGTGCTGTTGTCAGCCGGTGCGGTGCGGATACTAGGCCAAATATCTAGCGTTGCGGTGCCGCCAGAGTTCGTATCAACGTCAGTTAAAACTTTGTGCAAAGTTGCTGTTGACCCGCCGCCAAGCTGAATATAATCACCGGCAAGCAAATAGCCGGTTTCACTTACAGGTAAACCATCAATGGCTAACGTTTCGCCGGTCTGGTCAGCACCAAACACGACTGGCGTGCCAGCCGTTGACGACGCGCTGCCGCGTGCCGTTGCACAATTAGGATCGCCCATTAAGAACGTGCCGCGCATACCTTTTAGCGATAGCAAAAAAGCAATCCAAACTTCGGCATCATCTCGCTTCATTGGCGGCAAGCTAACTTCAGCTTCCCAGCGTTGACCCGTGTGCGCCACCACTTGCTGTTTGTAAGTGAACGGGCTGGATGAAATTGCAACGCTGTTGATCGCGTGCAAATTTACGCTGGCGATGCCGGTCTGCGTTGGTAGTGTTAAGGGATATGATATTGTCATTTAAATCACCCGAATGCCGCACTGAATGAACCGCCGCGCCGCCTTGCGTCCAGCACCGCAGCTTTTGACGCTTCTTGTATAGCGGGCATCATTTGCATAACTTCAGCGCGTACTGTTTGCGACACTCCAGCCGATAGGTTTATGGTCTGATTGACGGTTACACCACCGCCGCCCAGCTTGTTGTTTGGCACTATAGACCCGCTGCTGTTCGGCACAAACAATTCTCTGCCGCGTTCACCAACCATATATGGCGAATTAGCGCGAACAGAACCGCCGATAGCTTTTGCTTGTGCAGATGTGCCGCCACCCGCCGATTCGCTAAACATACCGGAAAGCATACCAGAAAGCGGTTTTGTAATATTTTGTTGAATTTGCATTCGGATCAAATCGCTAATAATAGATTTTGCCATATTTTTAAAGGCATCTTTTGCACTAGCTGCACCCATTGAGAAATCAACTAAGGCATCCTCAAGCGACTTAATACCGCGCACGGCAACATTGCCCATACCTTCACCGACTTTTTCGGCGGCTTCTTTTAAATCTTTTAAAGCGTCCGCATAAGTTTTAACTTTTGCAACGCCATCGTTATTTGTATTGTTATATTTTTTAGTCACATCATCTGCGGCTAATATTGCAGCACGCAGATCATTAAACAAAGTCGCACCTAATTGCTCACTAATTTTTTTAAAATCTTTTAAACTTTTACCAATATCAGCGCGGAATATCGATGCCATAACTCGCGCAGACAAAATAACATTGTTAATGCTGCGGATTATAGTGTTGGCAAATCGCACCGCACCTAATGTTGTTTTTTCCATTAAGTCAATTGCAGACAAAGCAACTTTGCGTGCAAAATCTTCAATATTACCTAATCCATCCTCACCTTGAATTGCGTCAACAAGTTTTTTTCTAATTATATCAGCTATAAAAGTTAAAGCTGGTGCTAGGCCAGCAACAATTTGATCGCGGACACCGCCAAGCATTGATGACAATTTCATCACCGCATCATTTGCTTGTTCAACGCCAGCAACAGCACTTGATGAAAGAACAAAGCCAAGCCCTTCGGCCTCTTGGAACATCTCTTGCAGGGCTGCGCTGCCGCCCTTTAAAGTGTTAATCATTCCTACGGCTTCACTGTCAAACAGCTTAAAACCTAACCGTACTTGTGTACCTGCATCATCAACATTTGCAAACGCATCAGCAAGCGCAAGCATTTGTTTATCAAGTGGTTGTTTGGCTAGTTCTTTGGCGTTCAAGCCAAGTTCTTTCAAAGCATCTTTAGCTTCGCCAGTGCCGTTTGCAGCTTCAGACAAACGCCGCGTAAACCGCTGCACAGCCAGATCGACTGTGCGCGTTTCAATGCCAGCCAAATTAGACGCATATCGCAGCTTTTGTAATGCTTGACTGGTAACGCCTAGCTTTTGCGCGGTCTTGCCTAGCGTGTCGATGCTGTCAAGTGACGACTTAATTAATAAACCTAATCCAGCCGCACCAGCAACGCCAACAATAGCCGTTTTAAAATTAAGCAAAGAACGCCGAACAAAATTAAGGCTTTTGGTAACGCTGCTAAACGCTTTTTTAGTTCTGTCAACGGCAGTGATCGTGATTGGTAAGTTATTTTTTGCTGCCATCTTCGATTACCTTAAAATATGCGAACCATTCGTTTAGCTCTGTCAGAGTTAGTTCTTCAATCTCTGGCTGTGTCTTGTGAAGGCGATCCGCCAAGGCCAGCATATTTAGCCTCAACGGGTCGCCCTTTAGTTTTTTTCCGCATCCCCAACGTTTTCAACATCACCAAACATCTGCCCAGCAATATCAGCAATCAAGGCCACGCTATCACCCATCAAAAACATTTTGTCCTCAATGGTGAACAATCGCTTGCCATCGGCATCTTCAGCTTTGGTAATAATCAGATCAACCATTCCGCTGATCGTCATATTGTTAAGAAAGTCTTTGTGCTTTCTTTGCAGCTTATCAATGTCGCCAGCGGTAATTGAGCCAGAATAGATAACCAAAGGCTGACCATCTTCGCCCCACTCATCAACCCGAATGACCTTGCGGTCGCGGTTACGCCTTGCGGCTATCTGTTCTCCCAAGCCCATAATTTACCCCTTTAAACGACAGTTTCAGTTAGACCACCAGTGCCTTGTAGCGAATAGGTGGCGGTGTTAATGCCATCAGATGATACACCGATTGACCGGCTTGTGACAATTGCTGAACCGGTTAGCTGGTGGTCGCCAGTTGTGTTGCCTTCCATCTGCAATTTCAGAACAACAGTATCGCCAGCCGTTACTGCTTGCTGTGCTGTGTCGGTATCGTCAAAATAGGTTTCAACAGTTGCGGTAAAATCTGTGAAGCTGGCTTTGTATGTCTTTGAAGTGTCGCCCATCGCTGTGTCTTCAATTGTGTCGGCAGTTTCATCAACCGAAAAGCTAATCACTTCAGCCATTACGTCTGTGCCGATTAGAACGACACCATCGTTTCCTTTAAAAGTCGCCATCGTTATATCTCCTAAACGGCAGTTTCAACGTCATTTTCTTTGGTGCGATATTGCACCGAAAGAGTAAACCGACCAACGGCCACAGGCTGTTCGCCATCACCCGAATAGTCAGCTTCAAACCCGATAACCTGTGCATCTTTTGCCAAGCCACCAAGGGTTACATCAGCGGCAATGGCTTCTTCAACCTCAACCGCAATTCCATCCAGCGCATTATCGTAATTCGCTGTGCCAATAACATATGCTTCAACAGCAACTTCCAAAACTCGATTTACCGAACGCGCCAGCGTGATTGTATCAAATTCGGTCGCTTCGCTCTTGGTAAAAATGCAAAGTGCCGGAAGCTTTGTCTGTTCCAGCGGAAATATACGGCTGCGAAATACGTTGCTGCCGGTTGTGGTCAATCCCGTTAATGCGGTCACGATCTGGTCGCGGATTTGCTGCCGAACGTGCGCCATCTATTGTTTCTCCAATACCAGCGTGGTCATACCAGTCCCGTCGTCCTGCACAATCCGCATCGTGTAGGCCACCGCGCTAATTGTGATAGTGTCGCCTTCAGCGGCGGTTGATACGTCTGCGGTGCGGCAAACAAATCGCGGTTGCTGTAATGCAAAGCCAACGCCCCCACCAGCGTCAACCTCGACAAAATCATTGTCAAAGATGCCATTAATGGTGCCGCCATTATAAGTTGCCGCAACCCCAAAATCATTCACGCCAATGAAGATGGCGCGGTCATCTGCGGTTTCGACAGCCATTAGTCGGCGTCCACTTCAACCGGCTTTGCCTTTTTAGCTGACCATAGCTTCGCATAGCCGCGATCAATTAGCTTGTTCGCCTCATCTTCACGAACATCGTGATCTTCGCCAGCAAGCATAATGCCGACTGAACCCGCTTGGCAGTCTTTTAGCGTTGTGATTTTAATCAGTTTTGTTGTCATTTTTTCTTTGTGTTCCGCTTAATAAGGCTGGACGCTGATTTCTTTGTTAGGCCAATCGCCCGATCAGTGATGCCTTGCTTTTCTTCATATACCTCGACCTTGCCGGTATTGACCAGATCAAGCCCCACGTTTTCAGTAACCTCGACAATATCGCCAACAACGTGCGCTTTACCGCCGATAAGAATATTCCGCTTGCATTTGATTTTCATATTAGCCCCCAAGGGAAAAGCAGGGCGACCGGAGCCGCCCCGCTAGTTGTTTTAGGCATCAATATCGAGACACGCAGCGAATGACTGGGCGTGACGAACGGCCAAGTCCATTTCCTGCATTACGCGGATGCGTACTGCACCGGTTGAACCGGCTGTGTAAGGGTCGATCAAGATGTCTGGTGTGCTGAAGAAGCCCATCATTAGCTGGCTAAAGTCACCATAGATCATTGCAGATGCAGTGGTCAGTGTGCCTTTTGTCAGGTCAGATGGTACGTTATTGGTAACAGCTAGGTCGTAACCGTAAAGGCTGTTCCAAGGTGCATCCATCAACATCACGCTATCAGTTGACGCAACCTTTGGAGTTGAAGCCATATGTGACTTAACTTTCGGGTTGGTCAGATAAGCAAGTGAATTGCCGTTGATTGCAGCGTTGTCAACTTCGACTTCTTTGACCAGATCGGTGATTGCATCCCAAGTCAGTGCGCCACCGTTTGTGCCGATTGCGACTGAACCGATACCGGCTGTTCCGATGATGCCTGTTGGCTCATTTGAACCGCCACCTTCGATTGCAACGTCTTCGATCTTTTGTGCAATTGCGTTCAAAAGGTCATCGCGAACAATCTGTTCTACACTAGGATCGGACTGAATCATTAATAATCTCGATACGTCCGAAAACGCCCCAAGCGATTTTGGGGACATTGTAATTTGTGAGAACACAGCATTGACTTCAGATGTTGCGCCATTCTCAGCAACGAAACCGGCTGAAACGCCAGTTGCAAGCTTTGGAATAGCAACATCGCCACGCAGACCAGTCATAAAGCGTGCGCCAAGCTCGCTGAAGACCAAACGTGCGCGAAGTGCGTCAACAAACTGATCACCAAGATGATCTGTGCCGACCAAATGTCCACCGGCTGTGGCTGTGCCAACAGTCAGGTCACGCTTGCCGCCCCAGAAGCTGTCTGGTGCATAGAAACCGCGTGCTTCGCGTCCATTGTTCTTTGCAATTTGCTCAGAAACTTCACGCTCAAGACCCTGCAAGCCAGAACCATTAACCAGACCGCGAACAGCTTTCATAAATGAATATGAACGCTCTTCTTTGGCTGACATATCAACCGCACCGGCTGACTGCTCAAGTGGCTTACCTTCGCCGATAGCGTCCAGCAATGTTGCGCGGAATTGTGCAACAGACTGGCCTTGACCAATAGCTTGATCAGCTAGGTCGCGGCGGTTGTGTTTAACAGCAAGATTGATGATCTCGCTGGCATTCTTTTGGAAATCGCGCTTGGCTGCTTCAGCGGCTGCTTCACGGATTTCATCGTGATTTACTTCAGACATAATAACTTTTTCCTCTGTCTTGATAGTAGGTTCGATAAATTCAGCTTTGCGGTTCACGCCGACACCAGCGTCAGCGGGAACAGATACAATGCTGGCTTCGTATGGCAACCAAGAAGAAATGCCAACCGTCCCGTCAGCCCTCTTGTCTTCCATTGTGCGGATTTGATAACCGATGCTGACGTTGCTTCGTATCCCATCCTTGACGTCTTGATAAACTTCTTGAGCCAGTGCGCTTTTTCCAAAGCGAACCACTGACCGCAACTTGCGATCAGCTTGATCCAAATAAGTTCTTTCAATGACACCAATTTGTTTTGTCAGATCGTGATCAAGCAATAATGGTGCGTGACCGCTGTTCAATCGTGACAAATCTGCTGCGCCATCATCGTGACGCAAAACCTCTAAACCGAAAGAACGCTCAACGGGTTCTTCAGATGAAATCGACATTCTGACGCGCCGATCATCTTCTTCCACCATTTCAGCCGCCCCAGCGCGGTGCATAAGTTCACCACGGTCGAAGCGTTCTTCAATATGTATTTCTTCATTTTCCATTGATGCATTATCTACCAATTCAGCTTCTTTTTCAATCTGGTCATTTTCAGACATTTCAATGCCCCTTTCGCCTTCATCTATTCGGTCATTCGCCATCTTTTTTCTTCACTTCTTCTTCAGATAGTTTTGCTGAACCGAAGCTAGTCAATCCACCGCCGAACGGCTGGAATGCTGTTGAAATATTATAGCGATCAGCAAGTTCAGCTTCACGATTGATTTGTTCAAAGATTTCTTCAGTATCACGACCATATTGCGAATGCACATCTTGCAAAGTGACAATGCCATTTTGCAAGGCTGCAACGCTTGCGGTAATCTCTTTTGCTGGATCAACCCAAGCAAAGCCGCGTGGTCGATAGATAACTTGATCTGCAAACAAATCGAACTTTCCCATCGGCAAGCTGACGCGACCAACAGTGATAGCCATTTCTAACCAAGCGCGATAAACCGGATCGATAAACTGATCGATCATAAATTGCTGCACCATCTTGAAATGGTCACGATCTTCGATTGTGCCTTGCCGAATTGATGAATAGCTAACGCCTTCAAGGTTGTTCGCCAGCGATACATAGCTGACCCCAAGGCCGGACGCGATGCCGCGCAAGATGCCCTTTTCAAACTCCGCAAAGCTGTCAGTTGGGTTTTGCGGGTCAAAGGCGGTGAATGACATTCCAGCCGGTAACTGCGTAAACGTGGCTGGCTCCGCTGACATTATCGGTGCGTGATTGTCGTAGTCGTCACCGACAAAGCCATCACCCTCTGGGCTTGTGAAGAAACCCATCTTTGATGCAGCGACCCGCGCATTGACCAGCGTGGCTTCTTCATAGCCGTCCAGCATCTTTAGGCGCGATAATACGTTGCTCATCCACGGCACGCCACGGGTCTGCCCAGCGCGGTCTTGCAGATAGCAATGAATAATCTCACTGGCTGGCACAATCTTATGATGCCGTTTTGTGCGCGATCCATAACCTTGATCGTGATGTGGGTGATCTTCAAACAGGTAATAATTCAACGGCTTGCCGGTGCGCTTATCCAACTCAACGCCCATACGCACTTCGTTGCCGTTATTCAATCGTGCGTCATAACCTTCATCAAGATAGTCAGCTTCCAAAAACTTTAACGAAAAGCCAAACGGGTTTCCGGCTGGGTTTTTGATCTTTTGGATTAGCACTTCGCCATCACGCGCTAATGTTTCCATAAATAGACGCTGCGCTTGCACCCACGACACGCGACCGTCTACTGTACAGAAACCAGCCCGACCCCACGCTTGCCACGCTTGTTCGATGATCCGGTTGCCCACGCTGTCTAGTGAATTGTCGTCATTGCGCTTGCGAACCTGTATCCGCACGCCATTCGCGCCGACCACGTTTGTTGACATAATCTGCAAATAGCGTTTGGCATATGGGTGGTTGCGGCTAATTTCGCGGCAACGATCCCGCAAAACCCGCAGTGATGGTTTGATTTCGCTATCTGCCGACCGGCTGCTTGCTACAAAATCGCTGAATAGTCGCCCTGTGTCTGCGCCGTGAAATGCCCGAACCGCCTTGCGTGGTTGGGGCTTTGCTTTGAAAAAGTCAAAGATGCCCATTGTTAAAACCTCACTAAGATGGTCGCGCCGGTATTTTCACCAGCCAAAGCGCGTTCTTTTTGCCGTTCTTTGGCATATTCTTTGCGGTAAAAGTCACGCGCATCAATCAAGTCTTGGAAACTCATTTTTGTCAATGACCGCCCGTTGATCGAATAGCTTGAAACGTCTGCATCAGCCTTGCCTTGCAAGATGCTTTCAATCTTGCCGATCATTATTTCAGCGTGCGTGCGCGGGTCAGCCCCATTGACGTCCAAATCTTCAACGGCTGTAAATGTGCCGCGTTCGATGACCACGCGATTGCCGGATGCGGTTTCGGTGACTTCTAGCTGCCAATGATAAAAGCCAGCGACATAAGCTGCGCTGGTCGCGCTATCCACTTCAAAAACATATGTGCCGTTTAATTCTTGCGCTGCAACTTTGATTTCAGTTGATCCGCCGCCAGTGATGCGTGCGACATATTCCATTGAGTGCGTTGCCAGCGGATAATCATCAACTAAATCGGTGCGCTTCCAAAGAAGATAGTCACCAATAATGATTGTTTCGGGTGCTTGCCCATCAGGGGCTTCATCAATATCAAATCTGTTTGCCATTATTTACCGCCAAGAATTAACAAAGCCGCCTTGCCGTTGTGGGCGGCGGGCAAGTGGATTAGACTGTTGCGGCTGCGGTTGTGTTTCTGGTTCTGGCGCATTGACCACCCTGTCGGCAACAGCGTTAATATTCAGCGACAAAATGCAAAGCGCAGCATATGCGTAGACCCTGCAATCAAGTGCTTCGTTTCTTGTGCGTGTCTTGACAAAGTCGCGGCGTGGGAACCCTTTTTGATACTTTGTGACAATTTTCTCAGAATTTGCTAATTGCTGATAATACTCGTCAGAACGCCCCGCCGGAAAATGACAATAACCCGCACCCTCAGATTGTACGCGCAATCTGGAAAAAATCAATTCCTTGATTGGAAAAGTGCCAACGGCAAACAATTTAATCTTGCCAATGTTGTTTTTTGTCGGTCTGGATACCAATGGCCGCTGTTCCCCGCCCATACCCTTGATGGCAAATATGCGCCGACCTTCCCGTGGCCGGACAAAGTTATAGACCGCTTGTGTGTAATGACCGCCACTATCGATGCACGCTGCCCTAATCCCTAGCTGGCGACCGCTTTCGGTCGTATATGCCACTTTTAGGATATTATCCAGATCATTCCACAGATGTGGCGTTGACGGGTCGCCGTATAAGGTCAGCCATTCAAGGGAAAAACTGCACTCATCACGCCCCCATCCTATAACCTCAACAGCCAAATAGCTATCTTGCACATCAATGCCAGCAGTAATGACAACAACATCATCTGGAATGGTTCCAGACCAATCTTGCTCCCGATCCCGAAAATCTATTTCCCCAACGGTTTCACCTTTATCTTCAAAGGTTTCGGCTAAAAATGTATTTACAAAAACGCGCAGGGTGTCGGCTGATTTCTTTGCGACAAGAAAATCGCGCACCGCGTCAGCCATTACCGTCCAAGGGCTGTAAATGCCGTTGATATGAAAACCGGCAACGCCGGTAAAATCGGCAGTTGCCACCCATTGCCCTTTGCGAACAGACCGATTGCGCTTTGGATCATCCCAAACACTGCCGCAGCTTTCGCAAACGTAACAAGCTGTTTCGGGTCGGTCTTTTTCCCACTGCACCTGTTTCCATTTCAACGTCTGCACTGTGCCGCAATCTTCACAAGGCACAAAATATTGTCGCTTGTCGCTTTCTTCATATTGGCTTTCAATCATTGACGCGCCTTTGTTGGTCGGCGTGCTAACCATTACCATTTTGCGATTGTGAAACGTGGCCGATCTTTTGCGGGCAAGCAAGATAGGCGAACCCTCAGAACCGGCACTGGACGGATAGCGATCAACCTCATCGCACAAAACAACGCGGATTGGCCTTGACGCCAGCCCAGCCGCACTATTAGACCCGACCAAGCTGATATGACCGCCAGTAAAGACTTTGTGCGTTGTGGTATTATTTGCATCGCGGCTGCGTGGGTCTTTGACTTTGTATTTCAAAGCCGGTGTATCGCGCAGCATTGGTGCTAGACGGTCTTTAGAAAACGCTTGCGCCATTTCCAGCGTTGGCTGCACAAGCAGGATTGGCGCAGGATCGTGGTGGATGTGGAAACCAATGACGTTCAACAGCATTTCGGTCTTGCCGACCTGTGCGCCAGCCATCACGACAATATCGCGCAAAGTCGGATCGCTAATGGCATCCATAATGCCGCGCTGATATTCTGCCCTTGAAGTGATCCATCGACCGGCGGCGGCACTAGCCTCCGATGACAGACGCCTTTCGCGGTCTGCCCACTCGCCCACGCTTAGACGGGGCGGCGGTTTCAGCGTTTGCATCGCTTCCGCTATCACCGCTGTCAGTGACGACTGTGCGTCCAGCGTGTTCGTGTGGTTGGTAAGATGATAATTCATCTAGTGCTTCCCTTATCTGATTTTCCAATATGCTTTGAATAGTTGGCAAGTCAGTTTCAGTGGCGCAGATCGGCGCACAGATGGATGGCAACGCCAACAGCTTCGCCTTCATAGCCGCCAGCACTTCGACCCAAGCACCGGCAACATCATCAGATGCCACCAATTTGCGTTTGGCTTGTAACAATTCAAGCTCAGCCATTTGCGCGTCAGCTTCCATTTTTCTAGCGCGGGCTGCGTTATAGTCCGCATCCTCGATTTTTGGCCGACCCACTGGCCTTTTTGCTGTTTGTGCTGTCAATTTATTGACGTCCCCTCAATTATTGTCAAAATTCTGACGCTAGCTAACATCCGCGCTG